TGAACATGACGATTTAGTCGATTCAACAACACAAGCGTTGTTGCGTTTCAGGCAAGGAAACTTCATACAACTAGACTCAGACTATCAGGACGAGCCTAGATACATTGAACCAAGGGAATATTACTAATGGCTGTAAAACCTAATCGTAAACCTATGAAATTTGCTTCAGGAGCAAAAGATAGGCAACAAAGAAATGCGATAGAAGCTGCTATAGCTGATGCTATGAGCGATGAATCAGGAAGAGCCATGTCAGATTCTGATATGGATCTTGTAAATGAAATGCTTGGTAAAAAAGAAAGACTGGCTATGTCTATGATTGGTGAGTCAGGTAAAACTATTTCTGATGCAGATCGTGAGATTGTAGATGCTCTCTTCGCTAATACAAAAGGTGAATTAGGCAGAATGGGAATGACGCCATCAAAGCCAAGAATGTTAAAACCAAAGCCACGACCAGATGTAGGTGCTATTGAGCGTGGAAATCGTGCAGCTAGAAGAACAGCCCAAGATTTAGCTAGTATGGAAGAAGGTGGGCTCATTGGTGGTCAAGTAAAACTTGATAAAAATAAAGACGGAAAAATATCAGGCGCAGATTTTAAAATGATGGAAGATGGTGGAGAAGTAAAAGGGAAAAAACGTAAAAAAAGTAAAGGAAATGTATGTCGTGGGGGCGGTGCTGCTCTTCGTGGCACTAGTTTTTCTGGGACTAAATAATGAGCGATATGACTTACAACATTGATATAGAAAAGCTAAATTCTGGTGTAAATCAGGTTTTCTTTGATTGCTGTGAGTCACAGAATATTGAGGTTGGGGCGGAAGATATCAAATGTGGCATCTCCCTGCCCATTGATGCAGGCGCTCCCAAAGTGTTACTGCTCCATGATGGTTGAGCGACTTTCGCTCCAACACCTAAAAGGGAAAGAAAATGGCTATTGAAAAAGATGCAGGTCCAGGTGGCGCTTTAGAGCAACAGATGCTCGAACAAGCTGAAGTGTTAGTTGGAGATGCGCTAGGTGAAAACCCTGGAGTTTTTAACTTTGATGATGGCTCTGCTATTGTTGGAGAATACACGGAAATGGAAGCAACGGTTGAGGCTGCTTTCGATGCTAATTTGGCAGATTTTATAGAAGAGGGAGATCTCGGTCAAATATCAAACGATTTGATTGGTAGTATTGATGATGATTTTTCATCAAGACAAGATTGGGAAGACACATACAAACGTGGTCTAGATTACTTAGGAATGCAAAATGAAGAAAGAGTTGAGCCTTTTGAAGGTTCCTCTGGTGTTGTTCATCCTCTTTTGGCTGAAAGTGTTACACAATTTCAAGCACAGGCGTACCGTGAGATGTTGCCTGCTACTGGTCCTGTAAGAACACAGGTAGTTGGAGGCCAGAGTGAGCAGCTTACAAAGCAAGCTGAACGTGTAAAAGACTACATGAACTACATGATTACCTATGAAATGGAAGAATATGACCCAGAAATGGATCAAATGTTGTTTTATCTTCCGATTGTAGGCTCAACATTCAAAAAAGTTTACTTTGATCCGCTAAAAGGTCGTGCAGTAAGCCAATTTGTGCATGCTGAAGACCTAGTTGTGCCTTATGGAGCTACAGATTTACCCACATGCCCTAGAATTACGCATGTAATTAAGATGGATTCCAACGAAGTTAGAAAACTTCAGTTGGCAGGGTTCTATCGTGACGTTGATTTGCCCGATAACGGGTCAAGTGGCGAAGAAATGTCAGAGGTTCAGGAGACAATAAACGAAATACAGGGTGTTCACCCTAGTAATGCGTCTGTTGAGCTAACATTATACGAGGTTCATACCGATTTAGACCTCAAAGGCTTTGAAGATATGGGTAGTGATGGCGCTCCTAGCGGCCTAAAACTGCCATATATCGTTACAATCGTGGAAGATACAGGCGAAGTTCTTTCAATTCGTAGAAATTACGAAGAAACAGACACAATGATGCGGCGCAAGGACTATTTTGTGCACTATAAGTTCCTTCCAGGGCTAGGTTTCTATGGTCTTGGCCTTACACACATGATTGGAGGCTTGGCGCAAGCTTCTACCTCTATTTTACGTCAATTAATTGATGCGGGTACGCTTTCTAACTTGCCTGCGGGGTTCAAAGCACGAGGCGCGAGGATTCGAGAGGAAGATAATCCTCTACAGCCTGGGGAGTTCAGAGATATAGACGTTGCAGGCTCTGATATACGCTCTTCTTTGATGCCTTTGCCATTTAAAGAGCCTTCAGGCACATTGTATAATCTTTTGGGTACTCTCGTGGACGCAGGGCGGCGTTTTGCGGCTATGGCAGACATGAAAATAGCCGAAATGGGCGGTGAAACGCCTGTTGGAACAACAATGGCTATCATGGAACGTGGCACAAAAGTGATGTCTGCGATCCATAAACGCATGCATTATTCGCAAAAGATCGAGTTTAAGTTACTGTCTAAAATCTTCTCTGAAACCATTCAGATGTATCCGTATATGCCATCAACAGAGTTTGGCCCTGAGATATTTGCACAAGATTTTGACGCGAGAGTTGATGTACTTCCTGTTAGTGATCCGAATATCTTTTCAATGGCACAGCGTATTGCGCTTGCACAAACACAGTTACAGTTAGTTCAATCAAACCCACAGATTCACGGTGGGCCGCAAGGATTGTATCAAGCATATCGTAAGATGTATGAGGCGCTTGGCGTAAACAACATTGACTCAATACTACCACCGCCTCCACAGCCAATGCCGATCAACGCGGCTATGGAAAACAAGATTGCGATTACTGGCGGTATGCCTCAAGCGTTTCCACAGCAAGATCATAAAGCTCATATGGAAACACACTTAGCGATTATGGCAACGCCCGTGGTTCAAACAAATCCACAAGCTATGGCAACCTTGCAAGGTCACATTCAAGAACACATTGGTATGTTGGCAGAACAACAAGCACAGCAAATGGTTATGGAACAGGCAGGGCCAGAGGTTCAGCAAAACCCAGAGGCTATGCAGATGTTACAGCCTGCAATTGAACGTCAAGCGGCGATGCTTATTGCAGAACTTACTGAAGAATTTACACAAACAGTTGAGCCTGTGGGTGAGGGAACCGATCCTCTTGTTGCAATTAGGCAACAGGAACTACAACTAAAAGCAGCAGATATGGAACGTAAATCTACAGAGTTTGATGCCAAGCAAGAACTAGAGCGTGAGAAAGAAATGATGGACGCTAGTTTGGCTCAAGAAAGGCTAAACCTACAGCAAGACGCTTTAGCCGATAAAACACGAGTCGCTGAAGATCGTATTCAAACACAAAGGGATATTGCGGCTATCAACGCGCAAATGAAAGGAGTCAGACAATGACCAGTAGTGTAAGGGCTAAAATGGCTCAAGTTGAAAAAGAAAAGAAAATAACTAAAAGACAAGCTATGACTGCTCCAGAAGTAGTTACAGAAATGGTTCGCGCCCGTAATGACCAAGGACATTATATAGCAGATGACCCAAAAACTGAAATCAACGAAGCGTGGGTTGAGAAGCCTAAAAAGAAGGCATCTCCCAAAAAGAAAGCCCCTGCCAAAAAGAAAGCCGCAAGCAAAAGCTAGTGGCGGCATAACAAAACGCTTTAGCAAAATAGCTAGACCCCAAAAATTTCAGGGTATTTTCTAAAACTCTGGGATAAATACTTGTATTCTCCTATGGATTGTATAATGTCCTAGTATGGAGATCGCATGGACGCACTAAATCTAGCTGAATACCTCTACAAAAAGTTACGTCAACGCCGTGATGACATACAGGTGTCTTTAGGCACAGGTAACATTGGCTCGTTTGATGATTACAAATATGCGGTTGGGCAGATTAAAGGTCTAACGTTCATGGAAGAAGAAATAAAAACAGCAATGAGAAATATTGAGCTATCAGATGACTAAAAAACTATATGTGCCTGAGCATTTAACAGTAAAACCAAAGGGTATGGAGAATATTCCTACACCTATAAAGACTGCTTTTGGAAAAGATAAAGAAGAAAGCAAGAACGAGAATGATCCTTCTCAAATGGAAGCTTCAGCATTAGAGCGTCTTCCACAACCAACTGGATATAGAATGTTAATCATTCCGTA